TTCATGATTTCAGTTGATAGTGATTGCAACGGTTTCAAGCACTTGATCATTGATATCATACTTCTCATAGATCCATTGATCATCTTCTACATTCAGATAAGTGTTCAGATCACCATTGGATTCCTCTTTCATAAAGGATCCACACCACTTATCGTAAATGTAACCAGAGTTCAGAAGTGCATCCTCAAAAGTCATAGTTCAATGCTCCAATCAGAATCGGAATTAAGATTAACCCAGAAAAAGTTTTTACCGTTGAGTGATCGTAGAAAAACACGATCACCTTTGTTTTGTTCAATCACACACTCCGATTCTTGTCCCATTAAGTTACAGAATCGGTTGCGTGCTTTCTTGCTCTTGGGAGTAACAAATGCAATCATGAATCAGAATTCCAGAGTAGACATAGAGCGACGCATGTTGCTGCTCAGAAACAACGAACCCCAGGAATCAAAAGTGAACCAAGGTGCAATCGTGAAAGTTCCAGGCACTTCTTTACACTCACGCAGTGCTTTCTTGGGAAACCAAATCGTGTGACGTGGTGTGAGAATTGACTTGAATTGGATTGCTTTTTCAGTCTCTTTCACTTTAGCAACTGGGAGAATGTTAAAGTGATGCTTGCGTCCCAGGTTGATGATACAAACATCGTTCTCATCAATGTTAGAGTGAACTTCGTTGATGCTTGCGGTCTTGAGCATGGGTCTCGTTCCTTTGACTCTTTAAGAATACACGATTTTGAGACCCGTGCTCATTTATTGTGCCACTAATACTTTTGGCACATCGTATCATTCTTCCAGCAACTCTGGATTATATTCTTTTACCTCATTGATCAGGTCTTCATCATCATAGGACTCAAGATTGCTGACCAAAGTATCATAAACAAAACATTCCATTGTTTTCATATCCATCCCATCTAGGATTTGTTGGGCATAATCAGCGATGAGTTGTTCGCGGTTGAATGTCATTTTGCTTGTGGGATTAGGAAGGGAAATCATCACTTTTTGAAGTAAAAACCAGCGGTTTTGTTCATTGCAATGAGTTTATCTTGAATCTCATTGATTTCACTTTCACACTCATTATCTACAGCATCATAATAATCAACAACATCAGTTTCATCTAGGCAAAGTGTTCCACCTTCAAGAATTGGAGTGTAGAAAAGTTCACCTTCCGCATCAATAGAATAGGCGCAACCGTGACCTTCAGGAATGTAGAGAATCATTTGCAGAGAAGATAAAGAACAATGATTGAACCGATGAGAACAGTTGTCATCAGCAAGCACCTTGCATAAAGTTGTACTCTTGAACCAGATCAATGTTATCACCAGTGATCAAATAATCAAGGGCGATTCTCTCATTGATCTCACGGATTGCATCTTTCTTGGTGAGACACTTTTGGGAGATGGTATCAACACCTTTCCAAGAAAGAACCTTGAGAGTATAGTTGGAACAATCATCAATGGGATAGAAACCCACCAGCATTGTTCCATCTTTGGACTGAAGTGTGGGAAACTCAATCATGGGTTGCGGTTCCTTTGACTCTTTAAGAATACACGAATCTGGTGGAAAAAACCATGGGGTGTGCCAGAGATTTGACTGGCACACCCTCTTAGTTTATATCAACGAGCGTAAAGATAACCTCCTGCCCAATCGCAATTCTCCAAAACATATTCACGATCTTTGATCAATCGCAGATCATAACGAACACCTTTGGCAGGAGATTTCCAAGTGGCAGACTTATACACTTCGCCAGTGTTCTTATCAATGAAGCAATGAACAGAGCGACCACCACCACCATCAACAAAGATGACTTTGTGATACTTTTTGCCAGTTTCCACCTGATAATCAATCGGACAATCTCCATTCTTGAGTTCCTCAATCTTGCGAATGTGATGCTCCACGCTTTCACCAAGTTCAACAGAACGCTGATGACCGCGAATAGAATACTGAATGTAGTTTTGCTTCAATGCTTCAATCAGCATTTGAGTCCACTTAACAACATTCTCAGCGATTTGCTGTTTTGCTTGTTGCTGAGCAGGGAAATCAATGAAAGCAGTTGTCATTTGCTTGAATTGCTTTGACTCTTTAAGAATACACGATTCTGGGTGCTGTGCTCATTTATTGTGCCAGTTCTACAACTGTCACCATGTTCCTCTTTGAACGTGAATCTTTCTGATTTCTTGATAAATGAACTGACGAAGTTTAGGTTCGGTAGTGTTATCAAAAGCATAATAAAGACGATTTAAGTAGTCATCTTGTGTTGCTCCTATGTTACCATCACCACCAATGTCATTAAGTGATGAACCTGCTTTCACCTTCGCAGCACCGAAATTGCCAGTGATGTTACCTTTGGTACGAAATTGTGGTTTAATCTTTGAGAGGTTAGAGTAAGTCATTCATCCTCCTCATAAGGGAACATTTCGTCGTATTCTTCGTCAGTTAGAGTAAGATATTGAACATCAGCATTTCTATGCTCTTCAGCATACATTAACTGATAATGTGCAAAGTTTGAGGGACTGGTGCTAGCATATTCTAGCAGACCATCAACAAAACAAAGGTAGTTCATTCTTCATCATCCTCACCAACATAATCATCCCAACCATTACTGTCAGGTTCAATATCACCTAGAAGTTGTTGAGCATACCTAAGAGTTCCACGATCAAAATAACCATCACGGAAGTCATCAGTTTGCCCACGCCACTTATACCAAGATAGAATACCATGTCCTACATCAAACCTCTGAATTACAGACACATTTTGTTGATTGTCAGACCATACTCGGGTTTCTTCTGCCATATCACGCAGAGCATTGAGAGTAGCACAATTCCAGTTATGTTCTAGAAAGTTACCATTCTCATCAAATCCACATTTGGCATCATCACCTTCCCAATCTTTGATACGTTCTTGACAACGAGGGCATTTATAAGTCATTTGCTTTTCTTTATTTCAGTAGGAGTAGAAGTAGGTGCATCAAACTCTTTTTTGAGTTCATCACCTTTTACAAAACCAATTCCACCTAAAATGAGAGCAAGTGCAACAACAAATGCTGCTCGTTTGTTACCAGAACCGTCATCACGCTCATTGTAATCTTCTAGGGTCTGTCCTGTTACTTTTTGACCAATCCATGTTCCAGTGACACCACCTAGACACATGAGAATCCATGGAGTAAATGTAAAGAATGCCCAACCTGCTGCGACTAAACCAATCAGACCAACAGTTCCGCCAAAATCTACACCAGATCCAGAGGAGTTAGAATCACTTCTTACTTCGCGCAGATTGATAATTTGTTCTGCACCATAGATTCTCTGAAATTGTTCTTTTGCGCCATAAGGTGTATTTGACTGCACCTCCAGTTCTTGATAACCAGAGGAAGAACCTAACCAACATTTTGCACGATAAGTTGCCATGATTAAATCCTCAGCAGTAGGTAGGAAGAATGGAGAAAGAACCACACCACTTTCTCACCCATTGAAGAGTATCATAGTGACTGCGTGGTTTAGACATTACCATGCTCTTGTTTGTCTCAGGATTGAGAGCAATAGCAACGTATTTGTGATCACATTCTTGAGAATCAGGAGTGATCTGCTGAATGAACATCTGACACACTTTACCTTCTTTCCAGTTGGTAACGTAGTGAAATACCATGTCCTGCGTGGTTTGATTCAACAAAGTCATTGTAAGGGTGCCAGAGGTCATTCTGAGCGGTCTGATGGACGCTTTAGGGATTGTCCTTCAGCAGTCGGTGCAAAATAATAATTTGCAGTGCTCCCAGAGAATATGCTAGGAGCACCAAGATTCCTGTTATCATCACCACAAATCCGATTCAATTACTTGAGAGAACACAACACCAATGTGCTTACAGAACTTTTCAGCAACCTCTTCAAGTGTAGCATCACGATCATCTTCCAGATCATCAGCATCCACGCAAAACTCTACCATATCAAAACCATTAGGGATCCAGGAAGTAGAATCAGTGGGAAGAAAGAACTCTACACCAACTTCAACAAAAGTAGGGTTGGTGGTGTGTTGAAGGAAAGCAGGCATTTGAGTGATTTGCTTCAATACAGATACAATACACGATTTAGAGTGGTGTGCTCATTTTATGTGACACCTCTCTGACTGTCACACTCAAAACTTTTATGTGTACTTTTTACACATCATATTCAAATTCGTCTGCTAATCCTTGCTTCTGAAGTTTTGCATGTTTCATAAGTGCTGCAAGAGTTTCTTTCTTATCTCTTATCTTTCTGATATTTTGAGCACGTCTTTTTACTTCTTGTTGTTTTGGTGTTGCTCTTGTAACCAAAACTTCATCTAACTCAATTTCTTCCTTGTTCATTAACTGACGAGCAAGTTCATTTGCTCTTCTTTGCTGTCCTTGATAAAGTTTCTGTCTTGCATCAGAACTTGCTCTTGCAGTGTCACGATCTGCAACAGTCTTAATTCTAGTGCGAATTGTGTTTGCTTGTCTGCGCTTTTTAGGGTCTGGTGAATTGCTTAGAACTTTTGCTCTTCTTTCTGCTTTCTCTTCACCAGTTCTTCCAGAATATCTAAAATCACCTGCTTGGCGAGTAACTGGAACTCTTGCTTCACAGATACCCATGAACTCTTCAAAAGTTCTTGCTCTTGGATTATAGTATGGATTTACGTCCGATCTATACTGAGTTCCACCGACATTCCTACCAAGATGCTTTTCCATTCTTCTCTTTTTCTCAAGTTCATACTGCTGTTTAGCAGTTCTTGGTTTAGGAATAAGTTTGCCAGTGATTCCAACTTCTGTCCGATCCTTTTCCATCTTAATCAATACTTTTTAGGTATTTATTAAAACATCAAATCATTGAAGACAGGAGAGGATTGTGTATGCGATCTTTTGCAATATCAAAATAATTTTCATCCATTTCAATACCAATGAAGTTTCTATTGGTATTCACACATGCAACACCAGTTGTTCCACTACCCATCGTATTGTCCAAAACTGTATCACCTTCGTTCGTATAGGTTTTAATCAAATACTCCATCAAGTCTACAGGTTTCTGTGTGGGATGCAGACCTTTTTCTTGCTTGAATCTCAACACAGTTTTAGGATACCTTGATCCTTCTGGATTATCCCGATGTTTTGATTGCGCTTTACCATAAACCTCACCAATCTTTGCTGTATCAGATGAGAAACCACTGTAGGGAGTTGAATACCACATCTGTGGATTGTATATTGGTTTCTTGCGATAGAATACCAGAATGTTTTCGTGTGATTTGAGAGGCATCACTTTTGCGTTCATTGGATTGGTTCCCTGTGGTTTTTCCCAGATCCATTCATAGCGAAAGTTTTCAAGATTTGATGCTGCAAGTATAGTTGTGAATGGTTGTGCAGCAGTGAACACCATTGCACCATCTTCCTTACAGATTCTATTATATTGCTCCCACAACTTATCAAGTGGAATAATAGAATCCCACTTGCAGGATGTCGTCCCGTAAGGTAGGTCTACCAACACCATATTCACAGAATTATCTGCAAGTGTTGGTAGAATGTCTAGACAATCGCCAAGATGAAGATTCACCATTCACTAATAGACTTCACAAAATCACATTCTACCAGTTTATTCACTTTTGTGCAAATGTAGTCGTCATTCCCAATAGATTTGCCACCTTGCTGTGAAGAGAACAGACAATCATCAGACTCCAAGTGATTCAGAAAATCCTCTTTCGTAAACCAAAACAGACGAGAACCTTCTTCAGTGTTGTTGATACCGAAGAACACAAGACGTTCCCAATCCTTATCCTTGGAGACGTGATTGATAATGAATTGATCCTCTTTCACACCACCTTTCTTGTCGCGGGTAGCAAGAGAGAACTTAATCTCCGTGAGAATATCATCAATCACACGATCGTGACCAGCAGTAGAAGTTTTTGCTCGCTTAACTTTACTACCTTTTGCTTCAAAGTATTTGGATACAAAACGCTCACCAAACTCACCTTTCTGCTTGGGTGACATGAACACATAACCTTGGAAAGAAGTACCAACCCAAGGATCTTGTGCGTTTTGCTGAACGTATTGAGTCAGAGATCCGTCTTCAAAAATTGATTCAAACATGATTAAAATTAGGGATGGGGGTGAACATTAAAAAGTTTTTACTACCAATTCTTTGGTGTCACAAAGTTATGATGAGAGAATACTTCCCGATCAACTACTTTGTAAGATCCAAACTGGTTATGAATGACATATCCTTCGTGAAAACTATCTTCACCATTGATAGAACATTCAATATCATCTTCTTCATGAATGAACAAGAACAAATCTGTTTTGATAGATGCAACCAACTTCCACAAACGGATCAGATTCTTGTCACAATCACATTTTTCTGCAATTTCATCTTCATTTACGACCCTTTGCTCTCTGACGCAGGCATTGATCTCTTTTTTGATTTCTGCTGCTTTGCGAGCAGACACAAACTCACAAAGAGTGCTCATTTGCTTGGCAAACTTACACACATCCTCCAGATCCTCACGATAAGGATTCAGAGATACAGCAGGTTGCACAAACAGAACATTCTTAGTGCTCACAAATTTGCTGGTGATAGGATGTGCTTCCATCTCAGGAAGTTTATCACCAGTGTAGTAAGTATGAGGGCAAATAATAATATCCTGTCGCACAGGTCCAGGAAACTTGTATGTGATCAGTTGTGGTTTGAATGTATTCAATCCATTACCGAACCCGATGAAATCACCCTGATACACTTTCTTAGTGCGAGGCAGGAAATCCAAACAATAGATAAGGATTTGTGCTACATTTGGTTGATGACCAAAGTGAGTAAAGATGTCATCTTTGGTGTAGCAAAGGCGAATCTTTTGCTTGTTAAATGCTGCTTTGGTGCAGACAAAAAACTTACCATTCTCAGGATTAGTTCCCCACACAAGTGCAGGAGAACCATCCATCTTCACACTGATAAAACTATCAACCTCAGAAAACCAATCAAGAACCGAAAGATCACCCGTTAAGATGGTATCTTCGGGATGTTCAATGTGCTTGTTTTGAGTCATTGGAAGTTTGTTGACGAATCCATTGTAAAACCACTCCAGCACCCTTGAGCACTGGAGTGGTCAGTTTTTTAATTGTCCTCTTTGAGTTTATCCATCGCAGATTTGCTGATTTTGCAAACCATATCATTGTCGTAAAAGTATTTTACCCTTTCACGACGAGCAGCAATCAAAAGATCGTATTCTTCTTGCTGTTGTTTGGTAAAAACAAAATCTTGCCTCCTCCAAGTATCTTTCAGTTCACGAAGATGCGGAAGGACATTTACAGTTTCAGTCATTTCAATAGTCAATGTTAGAGTTCAGGTAAGAGTTGAAAGATTGATCATCTTTCTCATCTTCATCAAAGAGACCATCAAGATCTGCTTCAGTAAAATCAAATCCAGCAGATTCTTCAATTTGAATGTCATCAAAGTGATTCATTGGTGTTCCTCAACTGAACAAATACAATATACAGGAGATTAGGGTGCTTGTGGGTGGATGGTGGACAGTTAAATAAGCGTCCACTCAGCGGTTCATAATTGCTTTCAATCTTTGTCTTTTTGCGGATAATTGTGCATATGCTTCACGTTCCATTTCATCATGTGATTGTCTAATTTGTTGACCTTTCCAACGAGCAGACTGTTTTGCAACCTGTTTGTTATATTCATTGGGTTCCATGTGTGGAGTTTGCTCTGTCTGCAACTCTCTCTTTATTTGTTTTTTAAGTTCTTCTCTCTCTGATTCTCTACTCTTTCTTTCTTGTTGTGCATCATGATAACTTGCAACACGTTCTCTTTGAGAATCCATTTGATCTTGTCGTCTTTGTCTTAATTCTCTACGTCTTGTCTCAATATCTTCTTTAATTTTACTAATCTTCTCTAATCTCTTTTTAACTGCTTTTCCACCACTACGTTGAACAACCAACTTATTAACTTCTTTCTTTGTTGGTTTTCCTAGTGGTCCCTCATAACGCTGAAGAGTGTAAGAG